GTCGTCATGTTGCCGTTCCACACTTCTCCGCGCGTCGTCAGCAGCAGCAGCGCGTCGTTCACCAAGCGCTGCTCGACGTCGGGGAAGGCTCCGTAGAAAGAGGAACGGGAGTAGCCCTTGCCCTCTTGCATGAAATCCAATATCTCGTTGGTGCTGATCGATTTCACTGATAAATCCTCTCGTTGGCCGGCACGTGCTGTTCTAGCGCGCGCTGCGTTTCTTCTATTAAGTCCTGCTCGCTGAAGCCGAAATGCGCTTCGTATGCTTCGGCGTTGTTGATGCCGTGAATCCCTTGATGCCTGTCGACGTGGTGAATCAGGCACACGCCGACCGTTCGGTAGTTCGATGAGCGCTTCCAGCCGCCGCGCCCGTATGCCTGGTGATGAACGATCGCCTGCATGTCGTCGACATCGAACCCGAGCCGCCTGCACACTGCGCAGCCGCGGCGCGCGACGCGGGCCATGTAATCGCGCTCTGCGGCCGGAACATACTTGCTCAAACTGCTACCTCCATGTGAGCCATCTTACCGTGTTTCATCGCTAAAAGGTAGTATTGACGGACAAATTTTTAGACCTGCATCATCAGCGAAGCGAACGGATTGAACTCGCGGCTGGCGATCGATCGAGCGCGCTGCAACGTCTCTTCGGCCAGAGCTTTGGCGCGCGCGACTTCCGTCTCTTCCTCGCGCTGTTCGCTGCACTTCGGGAGTCGGCCGTGTGCGTTCCATTTCGGCATTGCCGGCGTCTCGCCTTGACCGAACGAATACAGTTTCGCCGGATGGCCGCGCATCGGCACGATCCAGTCGGAGGCGTAGATTCGCCCGTCGCGCGCAGCGAGGTTCATGGCCGTGCGCGCTGTCGTTTCTCCGATGCCGAGCGCTTCGGCAATCTGCGCCTTCGTTTTCGGACCGTGCTCGACGAGCAGCGCGAGGATTCGGCGGTAGGTGGTGCTGCGATCTTTGATTGCGACGGTCATGATTGATATTCCTCGTACCCCTTGCCGGCTGGCAGGCGAATGTTGTTGGTGGCGCAGTACGCGACGACGTATTCAAGCAGGCTCGTCATACGCCGGATCGACATGCCGGCCGACGACTCGCGAAGGTTGATGAACTCGCCCTCGATGCCCGGCACGATGTCAGCGCCGCCGCCAGTCGCGACCGTATGCCCGCTGATCATGAGCACCTTCCATTGCGCCGCGCTCAGCGTGCGGCCGTGAAACTTGGCTTGCTTCGCCAGGTCGCCGAACAGCGAGTGCAGAAGCGCGTTTTGCTGCAATGAGCGCGTCGCGGGCTTGATGACAGCGCTCCACCCATCGGGCGCGGTGACGACGGCGCGCGCGGCCTGCGCTCGCGTGCGTTCGTTCAATATGACGGCGAGTTCAGTCATATGTCCGGTGCTCGCCGAGGTTCAGATACCCGATCAGTTCCTCGCGCGCCTCGTCGAACCCGCGGCACACGGCGACGTAATAGCCTTCTGCGCGCAGCTCGCGGATCATGTCTTTTTGCGACTCGCTCAGTGCGCCGCCCTTGGTGCGCTTCAGTTCGATGTACATGCCGCAGTAGATGCCGCACGGCTTCGCGATCACGACATCGGGAATGCCAGCGGCGACGCCTTCCTTTTTTAAACGAACCGCGGTGCGGAGTGACCGCTTCCCGCCGTTCGGCACGTGAAACGCAATCAGTTTCGGCATCGCCGCGCGGAGCCATTTGAAGAAATTCTGCTGCTCGGTCGACTCGGTAGGCACATGCTGCACGCCGTTTTTTGGTTCTCGGGCCAATTCAATCTCCTGCGCTTGCAAATTCACCGAACATATCTTTCGCCGCCTTCTTATATGCTTCGTGCGCTGACGCCGCATCATCGAAGAAGCCTAGGCTGATGTTCTTTTTCCCTTTCCCGATCCTCGCCCAAAACTTGCCGACATCCTTTCTCCATGACACACCCTTGAATCCCGTCATGTTATTGGCGTGTCGGCGCTTGTTCCGCGTGTTCTCTGCGAATGTCGCTATCCTCAGGTTCTTTCGCTGATTGTTCAGTCGGTCGCCGTCGATGTGATCGATGTTCCGGCTGTCGCCGAACTCAAGCCCGGCTATGGAGCGGTGCATTCCCAAAAGGGTCTGTCGTCGCGCGCCAGTAGGGTGCGGTACGTTCCTGACCGCGTACCCCGTCGAACTCACGTGCCACCTATAGGCGTTGAGCGCGTCGAAATCCTCGTCGTCGACCTTTGCAAATTTACCCTGCGTCAGCGGTATCTCTTTCATGCGCGTTTATCGCTCCTGATGTATTCGTTCAACTCGCGGCGAGCTATCGTTGCCGCTGCTTCGCCGTGCGCTTCCCTGACCCGCTCGACTAGCGCCTTGGCCTTCGAGTAATAGCCCTGCCTCCCGTCTTTCGCTGCTTCGCGGAAGCGTTGCCATGCCTCCGCGCGCTGTTGCTCCGTCATCGTCAGCACCAAATCACATTTGCGAGCGAAACCGATCGCCGGAAGAACCAAGGCCCTGTTCCGAATTGGGAATATTCCGAGTAGGCCGACAGGTGCGGAACGATGACGGTGTGCATGGTGGTTCTCGGTTAGAACGGCATCGTGTCGAGTTCGAGCGCGAATTCTTTCGGCTCGACGATCGGCTTGAACGTCATGCGGCGATATGCGTTGCGCGTGGCATTCACGTCGTCGATGCAGTAGTTCGCGACCGCCTGAATCTGCCCTTGCTGGATCAGCGGCCACACGTCCGCGCCGCACAAGCCTTCCGTCTTGCCCGCAATGCCGAGCGCCTTGCACAGATTGTCGAGCGAGATGTTGTTGCGCGAATCCCATCGAACCATCGTGTCGAAAATGTGATCCGACCACGGCGCCGCGCCGAACGGGATGAACGCGGGCGGCTTGATGCCGAGAATCACCGCGCGCTTGTAGATGAACGGCAGATCGAAGCCAGCGAGGTTGTGCCCGATGAACACCGGATTGCGCATGAGCGCGGGCGCGTAGAGTTCGCTGAGTGCGTCGAAGAAGTTTTCGAGCATCGCAATTTCGCTCTTACGCGACAAATCCCAAACAGTCATGGTGCGGGCCGGCGCATCGTCAATCGCAAAGCCGATCACCGCGACCTGACCCTGCGCGCCGTCGAATGACGTTTTCGCGAGTGTGGCTTGCGCCGTCTCTTCGAGCTTTTCATCGCGGAAGCGCTCGACCCACATCGCCAGCGCGTTCGCCTTCGAGGTGAATTTGATTTGGTCGGCGTCTTTCATACCGAGTTCTGCGCAGGCGCGCTCTTTGGTCATGTCCGACGGCGCTTTGAAGTTCTCGCGCAGGTCTGCGCGGATTTCTTCGATGAGTTCCGGGTTCTGCGCCGGCACAGTTTCGATGTCGACTACAATCTCCAGCTGGGTCATATCATCTCTCCGAGGTAGTGTTATAGGGCCAAAAAAGGGCGCCTCTAAAGACGCCTTCGTTCTGACCACGTTGATAGAATACCCGCGAGGTGCGGAACCGTCAAGCGGCTGCGCGCAGTTTTTTCGCGATCAGTTCCTGTCCGACGTTCACCGCGCGCTCGTCGACGACGGTGCATAGCAGTTCGCTTGCGCGGCGGGCCACATCGAGCGCCAGGTTCACGCTTTGCGCGTTTACGCCGCTCTGCATCGTCTGTTCGAGCTTATGCACCGCGGCGCGCAAGTGAATCAGGGCTTCGGCTGAGTTGGTTTGTTCGTTCATTGTTGGCTCGGTTGATTGCTTGCCTTCTCGATTGCTGCATCAATTGCCGCGTCGAGTGACGGGCCGCGTAACCTAGCGATCGAGTAATCCATCACATAGGTGTGCTGGCTCCCCATATCGAGCGAAAAGACTCTGGTCCTTGCCTTGAGGAATCTATAGCGGGCGGCGTCCTTCGCGTCATCTCGCCTGCTTTCACATTCCGCGCACTGGCATTTGGTCATGCTATGTCCTCAGATGGCCCGGCGCGGGGCCGGGCGATTGAATGTCAGAATGGAATTTCGTCGTCCATGTCGTCGAAGCCGCCGCCGCTCGGCTGCTGCGGCTTCTGATTCGTGCGCTGCTGGCGCGGCGCTCCGGTCGACGGGTTGCGCGGGGCGTTCTCGTTGTCCGCTCGCGATCCGAGCATCTTGAACGTGTCGACGCGCAGCTCGGTCACGTACTTTTGCGTGCCGTCTTTCGCCTCATACGAGCGCGTCTGCATCTTGCCTTCGACGAGCACTTGCGCGCCCTTCTTCAGATATTCGC